ACGGATATGTGAATATCTTTTAACTTTGGAGAGTCCATTATGTCTGACCACGCATATCAAACGCAGTACCGAGCCGAGTTTATCGCTGGCTTCGAGCAAAAACAATCCCTGACCCGCAACACCGTCACTACTGAGGCGATGATTAAGGGCAACACCGCTACCTTCTTGGTTGCTGACTCTGGCGCCGCCACTGCGGTAACGAGAGGTCTGAACGGTCTTATACCCGCCCGTGCTGATAACCTGACACAGTATTCCGCTTCTCTGACCGAGTGGCACGATCTGGTTCGTCGCACAAGCTACAACATTTTCTCTTCGCAAGGGGATGGCCGCAGAATCATGCAGGACACCACAATGTCGGTTATCAATCGTAAGATCGACGACGACATCATCACCGAACTGAACACTGCTACTCAAGACACTGGAACCGCACAGACCGCCAACTTGTCGATGGTCATGTACGGTATCGCGATCTTGGGTAACAACAGCGTTCCGCTTGACGGCAATGTCTCTGCCTTGATTACGCCAGCGTTCCATGCGTACCTGATGCAGACTAAAGAATTCGCCAACGTGGAATACGTGAACAACAAACCCTTCGAAGGCCAGATGATGTCTTACCGCTGGGCTGGCGTGAACTTCATCGTTCATCCAAACCTACCAGGCAAGGCAACCTCCGCTGAGAAGTGCTTCTTGTACCACAAGAACGCAATCGGTCACGCGATCAACTCTGGTGGAATCGACACCGCAGTGGATTACGATAAAGAGCACGACTACTCGTTCGCACGTTGCAGCGCGTTCATGGGGTCGAAGATTCTGCAAAACTCGGGTATCGTAGTGTTGAACCATGATGGTTCTGCTTACGCCGCTCAATAATTTAAGGAGACATACAACATGGCTTACGCAACTACAAACCCCCCAGCCTTAGTTTCTGCTCCTTTAACGGGCGCGGGAAGAATGTGGTACTACTCATCGACCGATGTGGCTACCGATGTGGACGCCTCCGGGTACTTCACCAACGGTAGCGACCTTGGCCTGGCGGTAAACGACATCATGTTGGTCTGTGATACGGATACCGGACCAGTAACCACGATCCATCGGGTGACAGCAGTTACCGCCGGCGGTGCGGCTACCGTGTCGACAACAGGGTTGACTATCACCTAACAACGCTTAGTGATAAGTGGTATGATTCTCGGGCGCTCGTTAAACAGCGCCCGTTTTCATAACTAGAAGGATACTGAAACATGGCAGAATCTATTAAGCTCGCTCCCAAGTTAACTCCAGACCGCTTTAAAGAGGCGGAGTACACCCGTCGCGTATGGGCGATGACACCCGCAGCCGGCACTGAAGTCAAACATCTGCTTGCCCCCGCGTACTGGTCTCACGTAGCGGCTAAACTGAACCCAACAGATCGTATCGAGGTAATAACCGAAGACAACGCGTGGTTCGCTGAAATACTGGTAATCTCCCAAGGCGGTAATTGGGCACAGGTCAAGCTGCTGAGATACGTCCAGCTAAACGGAGTCGCGGCGGCACCCGCAGTTAAGGCTGAGAGTATCCCTGAACCTGCTGCTGAAAGTACCGCTGAAATTACTCCTGACGATACCCCTGAACCCGCAACTGAAATCCCTCCAACAGACAGCCAACTCGTAGTAAACTACGGCGGCGTGAAGGCGCGTCACCGGGTAATGCGTAGGTCTGATAAAGTCGTGCTAAAAGACGGCTTCCCAACGCAAGCCGAAGCTGTAAAATGGATGCACGAACATGAAGTGAACAACCTCATCACAGCGTAGGGAGGCACCGTGGCCAGCGATCAGTTAAGCATATACAATCAAGCTCTGTACCTGTTGGGGGAGCGCAGTTTGGCTTCCCTTACGGAGAACAGGGAACCGCGTCGCATTCTTGACGTCGTGTGGCGCGGGGCGGTGAAGTTCTGCTTGGAAGAAGGCCAGTGGAAGTTCGCACTCCGCACTTCCAAGTTGACGTACTCAGCCGACGTTGTTCCCGCCTTCGGGTACCGCAGGGCTTTCGAGCGTCCTTCTGACTGCGTTCGGCTATCGAAGGTGTGCAGTGACGAGTACCTTAAAACCCCCTTACTTGAGTACAACGAAGAAGCCGGCTGGTGGTTCGCGGATGTGGATGACATTTATGTCAGTTATGTCTCCGACGGCCTCGACTTCGGAAATGATTACGCGAACTGGCCAGAGACATTCGCGACTTATGTTTCGATCTACGTGGCCACCCAATCGGGACTTCGGATATGTCAATCCGAAAGAACGATGGAGAAGCTGGAGAAGGACTTGAAAAAGGCAAAGCGTGACGCGCTCTCTAAGGACGCGCTGCAAGGCTCCACTCAGTTCTTGCCTCAAGGTAGTTGGGTATCCGCTCGCCGTGCAGGTGGGCGGTCTAGGTACGATAGGGGGAGTAGGAGTACCTTAATTGGGTAGGCAGAATGTAGAACGCCTCGCGTTCAACCGTGGCGTAGTCAGCCCTCTGGCACTCGCTCGCACCGATGTTAAGCGCATCACACTAAGCGCGGAAGAACAAACCAACTGGATGCCTCGCGTGCTCGGCCCGATGTCCTTACGGCCTGGGCTTCAGTTCATTGGCGGCACGCACAATCACCAAGCAGCACGGTATCTCCCGTTCGTATTCTCAGTAACCGATACGGCACTCCTTGAGCTAACCCCTAACTTGATGCGGGTATTGGTAGACGACGGGGAGATAACCCGGTCGGCACTCGCGACCAGTGTTATCGCCAACGGTACTTTTACTTCCAACCTGACAAGCTGGACGGATAGTGACGAGGGGGGCTTCGCGGTGTCTGCGTGGCTCACTGGCGGGTATATGTCGCTGTTAGGTGACGGTACTCTCGCCGCAGTCCGAGATCAAGCCGTAGCCCTCTCAGGAAGCGGGGAGCACGCCTTGCGTGTTGTGGTTACCCAAGGGGTACTGCTACTCCGTATCGGCTCCTCGGCAGGAGATGACGACTACATTTCCGAGACCTCGCTTGGGGTTGGGACGCATTCACTGACGTTCACACCGCTGGGGACTTTCCACATCCGGTTGTTTAACCGCGATGACTACCCAACGCTGGTAGACTCCTGCGTGATAGACGCCTCGGGAGAGTTGACACTGCCTACCCCGTGGGGTGCTTCAGACTTGGATAACATCCGGTATGTGCAGTCGGGGGACATCATCTTCGTGGCGTGCGCGGGAATCCGCCAGATGAAGATCGAACGGCGCTCCACTACTAGCTGGTCGGTGGTAACTTACGCCGCCAACGACGGCCCGTTCTTGGTGGAGAATCTGACATCCATTACGATGACTTCCTCGACGATATCAGGCACAACTACGTTAACTGCTTCGAAGGCGTACTTCAAGTCATCGAACGTGGGGTCGTTGTTCAAGCTGACCTCCGAAGACGGGCACATCAGGGATAAGATTCTAGGCGCTGCGAATGTCTTTTCCGATGAAATCAGAGTGAGTGGTCTGACGGTGGACAGGAATCTGCACATCATAACAACAGGAACGTGGGTCGCCACACTCACCCTGCAACGCTCTGTCGGTGCGCCGGGAACATGGACAGACATTACTACTTACACTACGAATCAGGATGCCGACTACAACGACGGATTCGATAATCAGATCATTTATTACCGCCTCGGGATAAAGACCGGACAGTACACCTCTGGCACCGCCGCGATAACTCTGAGTTACCCATACGGCTACGTGGCCGGTATCGCTAAGATAACCGCAGTTGCCAGTTCGACCTCCGCGACAGCGGTAGTGCTGCGCGATATGGGTTCTGTTGGCGCGACTTCGACATGGGCAGAAGGCGCGTGGTCTGACCGCAGAGGTTTCCCTTCGGCGGTAGTGATCCACGAAGGTCGGATGTGGTGGGCGGGGAAAGATAAGCAATGGGGGTCAGTCAGCGATGCGTACTACAACTTTGGTGACGACCAGCTAGGCGATGCGGGAACCATATCCCGCAGTATCGGTATCGGCCCCGTTGACGTTATTAACTGGCTCATCTCCACCGAAGGGTTGGTCATGGGCGGCCAAGGCGGTGAGTTCACCTGCAGATCGAGTAGCTTGGGCGAACCTCTCACCCCGACCAACTTCAACATTAAGCGGGGCACTACGGTTGGCTCCGCGCCAGTCGACCCCGTTGCGGTTGACGCTGGTGTAATCTTCGTGGACAGATCGAAAACAAGGCTGTACGAACTCACCAACGAAACTTTCGGGGCAACTTACGCGATCAAGGAACTGACCGCGTTGACCCCTGAGATTGGCCGACCTGAGATAGTCCGTACTGCCGTGCAGCGCAAGATAGATACCCGCGTTCACTGCGTTCGGAGCGATGGCAAGGTTGCAGTGATGATCTTCGATAAACTTGAAGAGGTTAACTGTTGGGTGCTGGTGGAAACCAACGGCTTCATAGAGGATGTGGTTGTGCTCCCAGCGGTGGGCGAAGAGGATAGAGTGTACTACCTGGTAAAGCGCACTGTTGACGGGGCAACCGTGAGGTATCTTGAGAAGTGGGCGCTGACCAGCGAGTGCGAAGGCGGAACGCTGAACAAGCAAGCGGATTCGTTCCTGCACTATAGCGGCGCGGCTACCCAGATAATCACAGGCATGGAGCACTTAGAAGGTGAAGATGTCGTTGTGTGGGCGGATGGCGTTGACTTGGGCGCGTACACGGTTACATTCAGCAGCGTCACACTGAACACGACGGTCACTGAAGCCATCATCGGGCTGGGGTACTCAGCGACCTTCAAGAGCACTAAGCTGGCTTACGCAGCCCAAGGCGGAAGTGCGCTCACACAGAAGAAGCGCATCGACCACGTTGGGTTAATCCTCCGCAACACGCACTATCAGGGACTCCAGTACGGGGATTCGTTCGACATGTTGGATGACTTACCTCTGGTCGAAGCGGGTCAGGTTACCGCCGCCGGCACGATATGGGATCACTACGACTACGACTCCGTGGAGTTTAATGGGACTTATGACGCTGACTCGCGCTTGTGCTTGAAGGCAAGCGCCCCCCGCCCCTGCACGGTACTGGCAGCGGTACTCAGTATGAACACGAACGAAAAATTATAGAGGTGACGTAATGGCCGAGAGTTTATCCCCGTCGATACTAGGCAGTATCGGAACCGGAATACAAGCAGCAGGGCAGCTTAACGCGGGTTCCGCTGCGCGGCGTGCGGGGGAGTCGCAACAGGCCGCCGCCGAGTATTCCGCCCAGCAACTTGACACTAACGCGGGGCAAGCGCAAGCAGCCAGCCAACGCGCTGCGGCGGAAGAACTTCGCAAGAGTATGCTGCTTCAGTCCCGAGCGATGGCGGTCTCCGCCGCTTCGGGGGGCGGCGCAGTCGACCCGACGGTGATGGCTCTGATCAGTGGCCTCTCTAAAGAAGGCCAACTCGCTTCCGAGACGATGCTCTACGGCGGTAACGAGAAGGCGAGGGCAATGCACGAACAGGCGAAGGCCACGAGGTTCGAAGGCGCGACACGCGCACAGGCAGGGCGTACTGCTGAGAGGACTTCGCAGTTCAGCGCGATGGGAACCATCCTGACAGGCGCAACGAAAGACTGGAGCGGCAACGGGTTCAAGAACCCCCGTCACGCACCGATAAGCGAATCCGAAACTGTATTTACGGGGAATCCATAATGCCAGTTCTACCAGGCGCACAACAAAGGTTAACCCCTGACGCTTCCAGTTCGGTAGCGCAGTACACGGGGGGCATTGCTGAGAATGCACAGATCGCTCAAGGCCAAGCGATGTCTAAGGTCGGGGGTGAACTTGTCCAGATGGCGGATAAACGCCGGGATGAGCTAGACCAATTGAGCGTGGTAGAAGCGGCCACCGCTTTGCGGAATGAAGGGTTGAGACTCACTGAGGAGTACACCGCGATCAAAGGGGGCGATGTTCTCAAGACCAAGTTGCTCCCCACTTACGCCGCCAAGTTTAAAGAGGTCTCAGACAAACTAGCTTTTGGGCTATCGCGCAAGCAGCAAGAGCTATTCGCGCCACACGCTTCTACTGCGGGGGCGAACTTCCAGACGGGCGCGATGAAGCACTCGATACAAGAGTCCGAGAAGTATGCGGGTGACGTTTTTGGGAACGATATTAAATCCCGGGAGGGTGTAGCAGCAGCGAGTCGTTTGGATGATGCCCAGGTTAACCTTCAGGTTAAGGGCGCGTGGGATGCCACTCTAGCGCGTATGGACACCCTTGGGATACGCGATCCCGTTTCGCGTGACCAGATGGCGAAGGGCGTACTTGGAAGTATCCAGACAGCGGTTATCGACGCGCACTTGAATGCCTCTGACACCGCACGCGCAAACGAATACTTCCACCGCCCTGACGTTCAGGCGTCGATGACGCAAGACCAGATCGAGAAGATGGAGAAAAGGTTAAAACCCGCTACGGACTTCGCGGCGGGCAAACTGATCGCGGATAACGCATACGCGATGTGGCAGAAGGACAAGACGGTAAATACCTCAAGGTATATCGCGGAGATGGCGAAGGGGAACCCGCAGATTGCTTCTGACGCGCATGTGCTCGTGGCGCAGTACCAGCAAGCGCAGAGGGGAGCGGATCAAGAAAACTTAGGCGTATCTATGCTCGCGTTTGAGAAAGGAGGGGCTGACGCCGCTGCTTCGGCAAGGGTGCAGTCCACTAAGGCTTTTCAAGACTTATCTGCTCCCGATCAGGCTAAGTTTTTAGAGCACGCGAGAGTGGTACAGCACCAGCTTGTAACGGAGGGTCGTTCCGAAGCGCGGTTCCAGAGTTTTGAAGAAAGGCAGAAAGCCGCCGACGCGAAAATAGCGCAGCAAGAGTTGTGGGACTCGAATCTCTCTAAAGCCGCTGATCTGGCCGCGAATCCTGTAGCCCTTAAAAAAGTCACCCCGGCTCAGTGGGTCGCCTACGGGACGGAGTTTTCCCCCAAGGTGATAAACGAGTTGAAGAAAGAACAGCAACGCGTGATAAAAGAAGTGTCCAAGCATGAGGTGGATAAGCAGATATTCGCTTCGGCGGTTGCGAACATCTCGAACAAAGTTCAGGTTAAGACTATCCAGACGTTATCTGAAATGAAAATCGCGAGCAAGAAGGAGGAACTCGGTCGGGACTTAAAACCGGAAGAGCACGCCGCTATTTACCGAGAGGTGATCGACGAGACTACGCCTAAAGCCGAGACGTGGCACGGAACTGGTGAGAACCCTCTCTATAAAATGCCTCCAGAGAAAGCGATGTTCTTCAGCGCATTGATGGGTAACTTCCCTGACAAGACGCAGTACAACCAAGCGTGGCTGGAACAGATGTACGGTGACCAGACTAAAGACGTAGTGAAACGAGCCGCTACTTTAGAGGTGCTGCAAAAACTGAATACGGAAGGGCGACACGCATCCCCGACGCAGCTAGAAGAAATGACGAATCGCGTACTCAACCGACGTAAAAGCGCACCAACGGCTGCACCAACGGCTGCACCAACGGCTGCACCAACGGCTGCACCGACAACGGTTACCGCGCCTGTTGGGAGTAAGAACACGATCACCCCGAGTGCCCAGCCAACCCCGGACGAGCTTTACTCCGCCGCGTTTAAGGGAAAGACTACTACAGGGATGCTACCTGAAGGGATGATAACGGCGGGGAACATCGACCTCACTAAACGGCAAGTAGCGCATAACGCTGATGGGAGTATAAGTACGGAACTGTCTAAAGGATTCAACATCGACGGTAAGAACGTACTTATCCCGACGGTCGTTGGGGGCAAGATTGTGTCTGACGCCGAGGCGATTGCGCACTACCGCGCTACAGGAGAGAACTTAGGTGAGTTCCGTACCGACGCGGCTTCCAACAAGTACGCGGAAATGCTGCATAAAGACCAAGAGAAGCGGTACGCGAAATCTGTAACGACTGCACCATCGCCACAAAATGCGGCTAAGGAAGAAGCTCGTAATAAGGAAATAACAGCGCTTGAAAATGCAGAGAGAGCGCGTATATCCCAGGAAAGCACGGCTAAGGAAAAAGCTGCTGCTGAGGCAAAGCAGAAAGTGGAAGCGAAGCAGAAAGCTGAAGCCACTGCTGCTGCTGAGGCAAAACAAAAGGCGGAAAGCACGGCTAAGGAAAAAGCTGCTGCTGAGGCAAAGCAGAAAGTGGAAGCGAAGCAGAAAGCTGAAGCCACTGCTGCTGCTGAGGCAAAACAAAAGGCGGAAGCTAAAGGACTTACCCAAAACCAAGCGCAACAACTCCTAGAGGCGAATACTATCCTAAACGCGGCCGTAGAAAAAGCTAAAGAATCGGCCTCGACACCAGCACCGGTAGAGGCTAAGGGGCTTACCCACAACCAAGCGCAACAACTCCTAGAGGCGAACATGATTTTAGATGCTGCACAAGGGAAGGGAGATACCTCCCGAAAAGAAGCGGTAAACAAGGTATCCGACCTGTTATCCCATGAGCTACTACTAAAACTGCTTGCCCAACGCCAGAAGAAAGCAGGTAAATAGATGGCTTCTGATGTAGACGCAATTTTCGCTGAGGTGATGGGCGCTGTGCCCCAAGGAATTCCCGCAGCGCCTCCCCTTCCAGTAACCGCCCCTCGACCCTCTTCTGACGTAGACGCGGTATTTAATGAGGTGATGGGGCAACGCGACCCTAACGCTCCTACCGCTGCGAGAGTGCAGCAAGCGCTGACCGATGCGGAAGGTAAGAAGCCCGAAGACGAAGCACGTCGCGCACAGCTTGCGAAGGAACTGGGCACGGTCCCCGGATTACTGCCATCACTCCCTGAAGCCGAAGCGGAACTCAGGCGGAAGAAGTTACCGGAAGAAGCGGCAGACCTCGCGGCCAACTCTCCGAAGACCTCCGCCTTCGCCTTAGTACCGGGGCACGCTGCTAGAGCCGGGGTGATAGGACTCACGGCTCTCGCCAAGCTGGAGGAGTCTTTCCCTTCCGTCGGGTACTTAGACAAGTCTCTCCGTTCGGGGATTGCGTTGGGCTCCGCCGGCGCTACGAAGATCATGGAACAGTTCCTATCGTTCCTCTTTACGTCTGACGCAGAAATTGCGACCCTTGCTAAAACCAAAGAAGATTTAGATAGAATGCGTTCTCTTCCCGGAGCCGCTCTCGGTGGCCTGGCGAGAAGCGAACAGGCGAGAAGCGAGGCGCTCTCAGCGCAAGCGAACATAATAGACCCAACCCACATCGGGAAAGAATACTTCACTTCCGACCAAGGGAAAGCGGCGTACCGCGACCCTATTAGGGTAATCGGTGACGTGCTCCAGTCTGCGCCTAGCAGTGCGATGATGGCACTAACGATCATCTTAACCAAGGGCGCTGCAACAAGTGCTAGAACCGAAGCACTCGCGGCGGGGGCAACACCAGAAGCCGCGACGCAAGCTGCGATAATCGCGGCGACCAAAGTAGCGACAACCTTCGGAGGAATATCCGAAGGGGCGGTAACTTACGGGCAAAATTCTCTCTCCGCCGCTTCGGAGGTAGAGAAGATGGCGCTGGCGAAAATTGCTGGCAGTGCCGAGTTTCAGAAATACCTACGACTAGGTTATGACCCAGAGGTGGCCAGAGCGTTGCTCGCGAACCAAGCGGGGGAAATGTCGGGCGCTGTTGGGGGAACGATAACGGGTTTAATATCCGCCGTTGGGGGACGTTACTTAGGTAAGATCGTGGGGGAGAACGGGGCGTGGTACGCTCGTTTGGGTAAAGGCATGGGACTGGGCGCGGCGGAAGAAGGCCCCCAGAGTTACCAAGAGAAAGTTGCTGAAAATCTAGCCATCAAGAAGTACGCTGACCCGACAAGAAGTTGGGACGAAGGTGCGGCGGAAGCAGGGGTGCAGGGTTTAGTGCTCGGACCCGTGATGGAAGGCCCAATGGCTTTAGCGACTGGGAAAGCGCAACAAGCTGTAACCGACCGCGATACACTAAACAAACTTGCGCTCGACGCAGCGGGTAATCCAGTTCGGGAAAACGCTCCCGAAGCATACCGGAACTTTATCGACTCTCTGACAGAGGGTAGATCGGTTCGCGAGGTGTACATCGACACGAATATCATCCGTGACGTGTTCGCCCAAGCCGGCGTAACCGAGAAGGAACTGTCAACGGTATTTCCTGAGGTCGCTGCGCAGTTAGCCGATGAGACGAATACCGAAGGGTTCGTCAAGGTATCTACCGCCGACCTGATTACCAAGATCAAGACCCCCGAGATACTGAAGTCGGTACTCGATAACGCCCGGACATGGAGCGAAGGTGAGGCAACGCCGGGGATGTCCTTCGCGGAAGCTGAGACGTTCTTCCAGACGCAGCATGAAGGGTTCACAAGAGAGGCGGTGAAAGCCGCTGAGATCAAGGCCGCCCGCGAACAGCATGAAAAGGATATGACGGAAATTCGTCAGACGATCACTGACGAGATCATGTCCTCTGGCCGATACGACCAAGCCGTAGCGAAGGCGAACGCTATCCCGATTGCGGCATTCTATGAGCAACGCACGAAGGACTTCAACACAGAACGTGCGAAGGAATTTAAAGACCTCATCACGGTGAAAGATTTATTTGCGGAGAATCCGTACCGGGCGCGGGGCGAAGTTGAGAAGATAACTTACCTGACCGAGACCAACGCTACGATGGTCGCTAACGGCGAAACGACCAAGGTGATCACCGCTCAGGCAACCACGGAGAGCGAACCCAAAGTCAAGCAGCAACTCATGCAGGACGAGAAGGGTAACTACGTCTGGAGCGATGTACGTCTATCCCTTGCGCGGCCTGCGGATGCTCTATTCAGCCAATCCCCAACCCCCGCCAACAATCCCTACACCCTATCTACCCTAGCCACTGCCATTGATAAAGCAATGGGGCGCGGATTCACCAAGTTACTAGAAGCCACGGGCATGTTCAAGCTGATTGAAAGTTCCCAAATTGGGAAGTTTATGGGTGAAGGGGCGATGTTCAGTAAGTCATCGCAGACCGACACGCCAGCATTCAAGAAGTGGTTTGGCGATAGCAAGGTGGTGGATGCAGAGGGCAAGCCGCTGGTGGTTTATCATGGATCGCTGACGAAAGGCGAGGGCATAGACGAATTCGATCTGTCCAAAACCGGCACGCGCACAGATGATGGGTGGATGGGCCAAGGGTTCTACTTTGGCGACAAAAGGACTGCTGATGTGTATGCCGGTCACTCCGAATTTGACCCCGGCCACTTCCCGCAGGGTGGCGTGGTGTACCCAGTCTACCTGTCTATCAAAAACCCGGCGATACTAACCGACACGAATTCAGACGGCCAACGCTACCTTGTGCGCGAGTTAGTCGATTTGCCGGACGAAGCAACTGGCGCTGAAGTACGGTCGGCGCTCATCAAGGCTGGATACGATGGGGTTATCTACCGCCGCACAGCAGGCGAGCGCAGTTATCGTGAATTCGTCGCCTTCAGCCCCACCCAAATAAAATCCGTATTCAACAACGGAGACTTCGACGCAAGCAATCCAGATATCCGCTATTCCAAAGACGGCAGAATCCTAGCCTTCGTCAAAGACGGGGTAACACACCTTGTTTATGACAACATATCCAGCACCGACGACAACGTTAAAGGCTTGCTCCTGCACGAAATCGGTTTACATGCCCTAACCCTAGGCCGCAATGAGCCTGAATTCCAAGCCATCCTCAAGCAGTTCAAGATGATGGGCAAGATGGGCAATGCACAAGTCAGGACAGCGAAAGAACAAGCCGCAGCCGAGAAGGTAGATAAAGCAGAAGGTCGCGTGCCAAAAGACACCGAGAAGCACCTGCTAGACGAAGAACACCTTGGACATTACTTGGAGCAAAATCCAAATTCATCCTTCACCCAAAAAGTAATAAGCTGGTTCAGGGCGCAAGTACGCAAGCTGGGCGCAATGCTTAAAGGCTCTGAAAAGTTCCAGTTCTTCCAGTGGGCAAACAAGCTGACACCGGAAGATATAGTGGCGATGGCAACTACGGCACTCAAGAACGCACCCACAACGCTGCAAAACGCACGAAGCAGGGGCGTGTTCAAGGCGGATACTCAGCAGCAGTTCTACAGCCAATTACGCAAAGTCATGCGCGATGCACCAGACAAGATATTTGGTAGCGGCAAGCAAGTAGCTTTATGGCTACAGGCGAACGCTGGAAAACTTGGGATCAAGAAGGATGAGATATTCTGGTCGGGGATTACTGACTGGCTTGATACCCAAGGCAAGGTAAGCAAGGCTGATGTGCTGGCTTTCCTTGACGGTAACGGGGTGAAGGTTGAAGTGAAGGTGTTGGGCGAATCGCTTGGGCTATCACCAGCACAGGAATTAGAGTTTAACGAGCTATTGGCTTTAGGGCGCAGTGCAACCCCGAAGCAGAATGAGCGCATTGCCGAGTTAATCGCCATCTCAGATAAGAATGAGGGCACAACCCCAACAACAAGACACGGCGGCGGCAACCTAGTCCTGCCCGGCGGTACTAACTACAGGGAAATGCTGATTACGTTGCCGACTAATGACGGTATCGCAGACCCTACCAACTGGGAAGAGGCTAGTATTCTGATGCGGAAGTACGATATTCCAGGGGATCAAGCCCCGATGGAAAGTGATGCTGATGCGTTCGCAAGAATTGGGCTTGAGATACGGGCAAAAAATAGACCTACAGTTTTCACATCCTCTCACTTCAGCCAACCAAACATAGCCGCCCACATCCGCATGAATGACCGTGTAGGTGCGAATGGCGAGAAGATATTGTTTGTGGAAGAAGTGCAATCAGATTGGGGTCAGACGGGGAAGAAGGAGGGGTTCTCAAAACCCGCAGATAAGTCAGAACTTGATGCGATGAAGGAAGAAATGGCCGCGCTCAATCGAAGAACGACCGGTGGGCCACAACTAAACCAAGCGGAGTACGCACGTCTGGATGAGCTTATTCGGCTGACCAAAGCAGGGGTATCCTCGACAGCCAATACGCCCGGAGTGCCCACAGCCCCCTTCGTAACCGACACAAAAGCATGGACTAGCCTAGCCATGAAACACGTCATCCAAGAGGCCGTTGCAGGTGGTTATGATTCGGTGGCGTGGACTACGGGGGAGCAACAAGTAGCGCGGTATCCAGAAGCCCTACGTCAGGTTGCAGACCACATCGAGTGGAAATTATGGGCACCAGAGGTAGACGGTGGGGTGAACAAAGAGGTCACCATTAAGAAAGCTGGCGAAACTATATTTAGAGGGGTAATCGAAAAAGACGGGAAAGTGCTTTCATCTAACAGGCAGCAAGAGGCGATAGGGAAAGGGCTAGATGAAGTAATTGGTAAAACTATGGCGGAACAGGTATTAACCAATAAAACTGGTGAAATAGCTGGTGAACATTTCACTGTCGGCGGCGAAGGCATGAAAGGCTACTACGACGGCATCCTACCCCAAGTAGTGAGCGGCATATTCAAGCAGTTGAAGGTTGAGGGGAAGGTTGGGCGTGTCTCAGCTGTGGACTTGCGGGAGCAACCCGGCTTCACCATAACACCCGCCCTAGCAGCCAAAGTCACCAACGAAGGGATGCCCTTCTTCCAAACCAACAACGCGGAGTTCGACCCCGCAAGGTTGATGACTACCTTCTTCGAAGGCGCGAATCTATCCAGCATTATCCACGAATCGGGGCACTTCTATCTGGAGATGATGGAGCGATTATCGGCTCGTCCAGACGCACCCCAAAAGATCAAGAACGACTACAACACTTTCATGGAGTGGTTCGGGCTGACCGCTGAGAAGTGGGCGGGTATGAACAACGCAGAGAGAACACCGTACCACGAGCAGTTCGCGCTGTCCCAAGAACTGTGGATGCTGGAAGGCAAGTCGCCTACACTGAAGATGCAGCCCTTGTTCTCGCGCTTCCGGTCGTGGATGTTGAGCGTCTATAAATCGGCGGAAGCGTTCCTACAACAGAATCCCTCTGCGGGAAAACTGAACGATGAAGTGCGTGCCGTATTTAGCCGTTTAATAGCCAGCGAAGAGGCCATCAAGGAGGCCGAAGCGGTGCGAGGCTACGTTCCCCTCTTCCAGACAGCGGAAGAGGCTGGAGTGCCCCAGGATGCGTTTGACGAATACCTCGCAGGACTTGAGGAAGCCACTCAGCAATCGGTGGACGCGGTACAGAAGCGTTCCATGCGTGACCTGAAGTGGTTGTCCAACGCCAAGAGTGCTACGTTGAAGAAGATTCAAGCACAGGCAGAGGGGTTCCGAGCAGCGATTCGCGAAGAGGTAACC